AATATCAACGGTATAGAATAGAATATTTGAGCGCTATAAAAATGTTTGAAAGTATGCGAGAGGCATATCTAAAAAGTGCGGAGGAGGAAAAGGAAAATGAGAAAAATATCTAAAGAGGATTGGAATTGTTTGTATAGGAAAAACGAGGAAGTGATTAGATGATGGCCAAAGCGTATGCTTTTATGTACAACGAAGATGAAGGCGTAGAAATGATTGTCTATGCAGAGAATGCCAATAAAGCCAAGGCAGAAGGCGCTTGCTGTACCGATATGAAATATACCGATATTCGGGTAAGGCGCGTGCCGTGGGCGGATAAGTACGGTAGTTTCGATAACATTCCGCCCAAAGCTTTTATTGATAATGGCTGGTGGATGTTCTGCTGTAAGTGTAGCGGCCATGTGGATGCAGATAGCCTTGGCGGATATAGAGAAGATGGACAGCCGTTCTGTCAATATTGCAAGGAAAGGGAGAGTAACGGAAATGAGGTAGACAATGAATAAGCAAATTGCTGAGAAAATACTAGATACAATTGGGGCTTTAGGTGCAATTATATTCTGCCCTATCTGGGTACCGATTGTTGCACTAATAGCAGTTGCTCGTATAATACTTTTTGCGTGGTATTACTATTTTGGGAACAACTAATAAAGGGGTAATTTTTATGAAATGTGTAACGTTTTATTATGATGCAATGTTATGGAAAAATAAATCATAAGGAAGGAGCCAGAATGAGTAAAAAATTTTCAATGCGTTTTTCTCTTGCAGAACTTTATGGGCTAAGAAATTCTTTAAGAAAAGTTGGAAACGAGCCTGAAATATTAGCAAGAATCGAAGAAAAAATAAATTATCTACATGCTTTTTTTGATGGGAGATTGAGTGAGCGGGAAAAGTGGAGGCTGAAAAATGATTGAAGGAATATTTTTGTTTTTTTGTGGTTTAGCGATAGGATTTATTGCGCTAGCCTATCTAATAGTATATTCACTGTGGTAACTAATACGGAGTGGGGAATGAGTTGGGAATTGATGATGATACTAGTAGCAATAGGAATGAGCACGATAATAATGTCAATGATAGTTTTTCTAAGGGGTAATAAGAGTGAAAAAAACTAACAAGCGCAAAAAGGCGTACAAGCTGATTGACAGGGTGTTTAGAAGCGAAAAAAGGATAAGGCAGGCGGTTGATGAAGCTAGGCATAGTACCATAGGTAGTAGAAAAGGTGAAGGCGGTAGCGGTCATCCAAGCGGTATATCTGACCCGACTGCAAATACAGCTATACATGCTATATCTGAAATTAAGAGTGTTATAGTAGATGATTTAGTTGTTCATCGACCTGAGAAATGGTTAAAGGTAATTGGTTTGACGTATGGTAATAGCGGGGAAGCTGAACAAAAATTAATGCGTCAATATTACAATGGCTGGTCTGTTACAGAGATAGCCGCTAAGAATGGCAACGGCTATAGCGAGCAAACGCTTTTTTATATTCTGTCCTCGTTCAGACAGTTAGCGGCTGAGATAGCTTGTCAGTATGGGTTAATTCACGTAGTAGAATAATATTTTTAAAACTTTAAAAGTTGATGGCGTTTTTTATATGTTATACTATTAGAGTAGGTTTTGCAGAAACCTCTGCAATTCTCTTGGATTAACCTCCTTAAACCACTTACGCTGGTACGGCTGTTGCCAGCGTGGAAAACAACAAGTCGTTACCATCGAAAGGTGGCAACGGCTTTTTTAATGCAAAAAAGGCAGGTGATAATAGTGTTGCAAGATGTAATGGTAAAAGAAATTTGTTTTGATTACCGAGAAGCTGAAAACGATGTAGCTAAATTCATTAAAGATTGGACTAATGATGGCTACGATGTAGAGGTATTCTATGATGGCAGTGCAACTACCAGTGTGCTACTGGTGGCTAAAAAAGCAGGTATGCCAAGCAAGAAGCGTAGCAAGCAGTCTGAAAAGCAGGAAAAAGAGGAACTATGAGCGGTGAAAAACTATGGCTAAATCTAGGAAAAAAGGTTTATTTGGAGACTGGATAACAGCGGAAGGATTAACCAAGATACAAGGCTGGGCACGTAATGGACTGTCTAATTCGCAGATAGCACATAATATCGGCATTTCGGACGCAACTTTTTATACCTGGCAAAACAAGTATAAAGAATTAGCTGAAGCATTGAAAAAAGGAAAAGAAGTTGTAGATATTGAAGTCGAAAATGCTTTATTGAAGTCAGCGCAGGGGTATTATTATGACGAGGAAACTATCGTTGAACTTCCTGACGGACGCACAGAAACACGGACTATCAAAAAATATGCGCAGCCGAACACGACAGCTCAAATATTTTGGCTGAAAAATCGCCGTCCGGACGATTGGCGGGATAAGCGTGAAGTCGAAATGTCGGGCAGTCTTGGTATATCTGACGCCATCAGCAAGGCAAGGGAGCGTATGAAGCATGGAGAAGCAGAATGAGGAATATTCAGAACTGGCAAGCTTCTTAGGCGAGCTTACACATGACCCTGTAAAGTTTGTGTATGCGGCGTTTCCTTGGGGAGAAGGAGAATTGGCAGAAGCAAAACCGCAGGAATGGCAGCTGTCTGTACTGGCGTTGATACGTGATGGTTTGGCTGATATATCAACGGCGATTCGTATAGCGATAGCGTCAGGCCACGGGATTGGCAAGAGTGCATGTGTTTCATGGCTGATACTATGGGCAATATCAACGCATGAAGATACCCGTGGTGTAGTAACGGCTAATACTGATACACAGTTAAAAGCAAAGACCTGGGCAGAGCTTGCCAAGTGGTATCGCCTTTTTATTGCCAAGGATTTATTTAAGCTGACGGCGACGAGTATTTTCAGTATTGAAGAAGGTCACGAAAAGACTTGGCGTATAGACGCTATACCGTGGTCAAAGGATAATCCGGAAGCGTTTGCAGGTTTGCATAACCAAGGCAAAAGAATATTGATACTCTTTGATGAAGCGTCTGCAATCATTGATGAGATATGGACAGTTGCGGAAGGTGCTACGACAGACAGTAATACAGAGATTATATTTGCGGCATTTGGGAACCCGACAAGAAATCAAGGCAGGTTCTTTGAGTGTTTTAATTCGCAAGCTAAATATTGGAAGCATAAGCAGATTGATAGTCGTAATGTAGCAATAAGCAATAAGCAGCAGCTTAATGAATGGGTGGAAATGTACGGCGAGGACAGTGATTTTGTAAAAATTCGTGTTCGTGGTGTATTTCCATCACAGTCAGATAATCAGCTTATAAGCAGGAGCCTTGCTGAAATGGCACGACGGCGGGAACTGGTGCCTAAGCAGTATGAATTTGCGCCAGTAGTTATTGGCGTGGATCCAGCTTGGAGCGGTGATGACACTTTAGAGATTGTTATGCGGCAGGGATTATACAGCAGGTGTCTCGAGACCGTGCCTAGGAATGACAATGATATGATGATAGCCCGCAATGTTGCCCGCTGGCAAGACGAGTATACGGCCAGCGCCGTGTTCATCGACATGGGATATGGCACGGGAATATATTCGGGCGGTGTTGATATGGGCCGCAGTAATTGGCGTTTAGTGTCATTTGCAGAGAAGTCAGATCAGCAGGAATATGCTAACAAGCGTGCTGAAATGTGGAATGAAATGAAAAAATGGTTACAGGACGGCGGCAGTATTGACTGTGATGAACTTATAACGGAGCTTACAGCACCGGAGGCATTTATTAATCGCAGCGGTAAATTACAGTTAGAAGCTAAGCAGGATATGAAAAGGCGTGGGATAGCGTCTCCAAACAAAGCAGATGCCTTAGCTTTAACATTTGCTTTTCCAGTGACTGTCAGTCATAACATAAGATACCGCAAGGCACGTAAATCAGGCAGATTGCACAGGATAGGTTCATTATAAAGCAGAAATGGAGGCGAAGCCGTGGCTAATCAAAATGATGCAGGTATGTTTGATGCTGCCCAGCATGGGGCACAGCAACAAACAAATCAATTAGCAGCTCATCAGGCGCCAATGTCCCAGAGTATAGTTACCGGACCACAATTTGGGCAGCCGATGATTGCTCCAAGTGATAGCAGCGATGCGGAAATATCCTTGGCTACTCTTAGTGATGAGGAAATTCAAAAGATAATGCGGGCATTTAAGGCTGGTAAAGAAGCTGCTGACGACTATTATAAAAGCAAGATAGAGCCGAAAATCATGCATCGGTTAAAGGTGTATAAGGCAGATAAGGCCCTTTATAAAAAGAAATTCCCTGCTTTGTCAGAACTTAATAACTGGCTGAGTAAAGATGTCAAGACTACTATTGACTGGATACTTCCTAACTTAATCGAGGTATTTAACGGCAGTGAATCACCGGTTGATATAGTTGGTCAGTCGGCTGAGGATGATGAAAATGCTAAGCTGCTACAGGAAATCATAAATTATTTTGTAACCAAGAAAAACAATTTCTTTACTTTCATCTATACGTTTGCCAAAGATGGGTTAGTTACTAACTTTGGCTGCGCTAAAGTGTATTGGAACCGCGATGAAGATCGGGAGCCTATGCAAGTGCTGGCAGATTATCAGATGATGCAAATGCTGATGATAGAACAGCGCCAGGGCAGAATTGAAATACAAAATGTTGAGCCGGTAGACCCGCAAGGTGATTTGCTGATGGTTACATTTGATGTAATAAAGATAAAGAGCAACACGCCTATATTAGAAAATATGTCGCCATCGGAGCTTAGGTTTACTCATGAAGTCAAGGACTTGCACGATGCTAAGTTTGTTGCCCAGCGAAAAATTGTCAAAGGCGATTATCTAAAACGCAAGGAAATTGAAGGAGTATTCCAAAACGTTGATAAAGCTTTTAAGACTGGTGGCGAAGTTCGTCACACCACCTTAGATAAAGAGCACGACAAAGAGCTCACGGATGCTTCCAGCAGGTTAAATGATGGTGACAATGCCTCACGTGAATACGAACTCTATGAAGCGTATCTCAAGGTTGACTATAACAATGATGGTATCATGGAGAATGTTATCGTTCATGCGGTAGGTGATACGCCCCTTAAGATAAGCGATAACAGCTTTGAAATGCCGCCGTTCTTTATTTTTTCACCAGAATATGAGCCGTATGCGATATTCAATGAAGATGGTTTCGCCGAAGAATGGGAGCAGTTGCAGGATTTAAAAACAGCTTTAGTCCGTCAAATGATTATTGCCACAGCTAAAAACGGTCGTGGTCAAAAGTTTGTTGATGAAACAGCCGTGGATATGGATGCGGTGCTTGATGGCGATGAATATGTTGGGGTTCGTGGTAATCCTACCGCAGCCGTGATGTTCCCGCCCTCAATTCCTACTGACCCTAATGCAATGACTTTAGTACAATATGCACAGAATGAGCTTGAGAGCCAGTCAGGTTCAACTCGATACAATCAAGGCTTAGACAGCAATAGCCTTAATATGACTGCTACAGGTATCAGTGCAATCATGGGCGCTGCTGATAAGAAAATAAAACTTATTGCCCGTCTGCTGGCCGAAACAGCATGGATACCAATTGTGAAGTTTCTGATTTTGTTGTGTCAGAAATTCATTGATGAAGGACAGATTGTTCGGTTGATGAATCGTGATGTAGCTTTAAGGCGTGAAGATTTGAACCTTGACTATGATTTAGTGGTTAATGTTGGTCAGGGCGCAGGGACGAAGGAAGCAGAAATCCAATATTTGATGGTACTGATAAATCAGCTATATCCGGTGTTGCAGCAGGTCGGAATTGTCAATGCTTCATCATGGTATAAGATAACTAAGGAACTATTGGAACGTATGGGAATACGCAGTACGGCTAATTTCTTGCTTGACCCTGAGTCGCCTGAGTATCAGCAAATGCAAGCTCAGCAGCAACAGGCGCAGCAGAAGGCAGAACAGAAGCAGGACGCATTAACGCAGGCACAGTTGCAGCTTAAAGAACAGGATATTAAAGCTAAGACTTTGGCGAAACTGAACGCCAGGTTGGCAGAACTTCCAATTGATGCGCAAATACAGGCATTGCAACAGATTGGAATACAGACAACACCTCAGTCTTTTACCCAGCAGCAGGCAATGCAGACTATAAATAATGCACGGAGGTCACTATATGGAAGCTGAAAAGAAAGGACGGCTGGTCAAATCAGTTAAAGATGGCCGGGACGCCGAAGATATCTACAATCGTTTCATTGAACCATGGGCAGAAAAAACTGCAAAAGTAGCATTAAAGCGGCTTGAAGTCGCTGAATGTGCTGAGGCTTTGTTCCAATGTCAGGGCTTTTATAATGCCTGTCAGAGCTTAAAGGCGGAATTTCAGCACCTTATCATGGAAGGAAAGCGGGCACAAAAGAGATTAGAGGAGGATATTCATGGAAACAAAATTTAATTTACAGTTATTTGCAGAAGATGTTGCTGGCAGTGATACAGGTGAGGCATTGGAATCAGCGGCAAGCAATACTGATATTGCTGATAATGCTACGGAGCCGGCACCGGCTAATGCAGGTGAACCGGCTGAAACTGCTAAACCGCCGGTAGCTATCACTAAGGATGATATGGGACGGCGAAGAGTAGTATTTCCACAAGAAATGGAAGCTGCTGCGCCACCAGCTGCTGCGCAGATTGAACCTGCTGAGGCAACAGCGGAAACTGATTCAGCTGTTAAACCGTATACCGCAGGCGAGCTTTTTCAGGAAATTGCGCTAGGACATAAGGTTGACGAATCAAGAATACCGCAGGAATTAGCTAATGATTATTCTGCTATTCGTCAGCAGCAATTAAATGCTGTTAATCAGCAAGCGCAGGTAACACAACAAGTTCAAGAAGTACCAACAATGCATCAGCCAGAACAGCAAGGACCTTCTCAGGAGGAATTGCAGCAGCAGGCAAGGCAGGCACAGCTTGAGGCACTAAGGGAAATTCAGAAAATGGCCGAAAATAAAGCCAAAGCTGACCTTGGTATCACTGATGAAGATATAGAGGATGCTGCGTATAGTGATGATGATGATGTTAAGCTAAAAATGCAGGCTTATAAGCAAGCAGTACAGATGAATATGAACATCATCAATCAGCAGATAATGGCAAACAGAGCCAAGCAGCAGGCCATTGAGGCACAGCGCCAGCAGGAAACGCAGGAAGCAATGGCGGTTATTGGTCCTAAATGGGAGGAATATAAAAAGGACCCGCACTATAATGAAATTGATGACATGATGGAGCATTATTATGAGAAGATGCCCTATAGTGAGGGAATAAAAGTCAAAGCATCTATAGATCGGCTGCTGTCAGGAAGACCTGTCAGAGCAGATTATGATATTCTTAATAACTATTATTTGAAAACTAAGGAAGCGTATTATGCTAAACAGACTGGCGTAGGGACAGTTCCTCAGCCAGTACATAAGAGTGCACCACCTTATGTAGAAGCTACTGGGCAGACTTCAGCAGCGCCACATAAAACAGTAGATTGGTCTAAAATGCGCAATATGACACCAGCTCAGCGCAGTCAGTTCTTTAGAGCAAATTTCCATTAAGGTATTATCCATAAGCGCGCATGGTTAATATATATGAGTTAAATTTTATTTTACGAGGTGAACAAAATGAATTTACGATTCGATTTACAGCGTTTTGCCGGTTCTTTGGTAAATACGTCTGAATCACAGTCTGTAACCTATGAGGCAGAAGGTCTCGATGATGATTACAGTAACATTATCACAAACATTGACCCGGACCATAATTTCTATCTGGGACAGATGCCGGTTGAAGCTGATGCGACGGAATTGGAATTTAATTGGCTTACTGAGAGCCTGAAACCACCAAAGCGCAATGCCCATCTTGAAATGGAAGATTATACGACTTCAAAAGTAGGCGCACTCGAACGCCGGAAAAATACGGTGCAGTTCTTCCAGGCAACCGGTCGTGTATCGGATGCGCAGCGCAAGGTCGCTAAAAAGTACAATCAGCAGGATGAATTCCCGCGTCAGAAGGAGCTGGCTTTCAAACAGCTGGCACGGGATATAGAGTTTGCTATTGCTACTGGAGCATTATCCCGCCTTGAAGCTGGCAGCATTCCAGCACTTACTGGCGGTGTTCCATTCTTCTTGCAGGCAGAGACACTTGCAATAACGGCTGACAGCTCGACTAATGTACTGACTTCGGCAGAAGCACATAAACTTACTACTGGTGACTTTGTTTATTTCAATAAGGATAAAGGCGCTAAACTTCCATCGGGAATCGTGGCAGGCCGTGAGTATTATGTAAACGTGCTTAGCGCAACGACTTTTGAGCTTTACAAGACGCTGGAGCTGGCAGTAAATGCTGCTTCTGCCGAAAGTGCAGTATCTACACCAGCTAAGGCTGAGGTAGTAGCTTTGGGCGATGCCGGCACCGGTGGTAAGTTCTACATTCTTAAAAACAACATTGTTGATGGAAATGGTGCAGACTTTACTGAGGATGAAATCAATGATGTTATGGAAATGTGCTACAAGCGTGGTGGTGATCCGACGATGGCCGTAATGAGTGCGGCTAATAAACGCCGGTTCTCGAAAATCATTACAGGGCAGGCACAGAAACAGCGCGGACAGAAAGAGCGTGATGTGGTAAATGTGACTGATACCTATATTTCCGACTTTGGTACTATAACGGCACATGTTCATCGGCAGTACGGCAATGATCGCATTGATTTTATTGACCCGAACTATTGGGCGCTCAAATATTTCAACCGCCCGCATGAGGTTTCAGGCTTGCCAAAGAAAGGTACTTATACCGAGTACGTGTTGGAGGCGTCGATTGGTGTGAAAGGCACGCAGCCGAAAGCCAGCGGTGCTATTGTGAACTTGCCAGCGTGAAATAAAAATTGATAGAATACAGGGCTATTCCTAGGTGGGTAGCCTTTTTCTATTGGTTAGAAGGTGGTGACAATGTGATATTAAATCAAAAATTATATGAACGTGATGGCAAAACAGTGCTTCGCAATACCATAGATGTGTCACAAGCTATAGGCATGGCCAAAGAAGTAAGTGAATCACAGGCCCGTGGCAAGAATTTGATTCCACTAGGTTACATACCGCCTGAGTATTGGAATTTTGACCCATGGCTGCTGGAAGCTAAAAAGGCAAGGGCGGCAGGTGACCGGCATGAATATCAGAAGTATGTAATGAAGTTTTTTAGCCTGCATCCAGAATTTGCAGTGCTAAGAAGTGCAAAGTATTGGAGTGGTGCTTAATGAAAGCAATAAATATCCTGCGAGCTGTAAGACAGAAGGAGCAGGATAATGATGAAGTAAAATATAGTGACTATGATATAACCTGTGCTATGAATGAAGTGCTGAGGTATGTCAATGTGGACCTATCAAATAAGGGCAGTGATTATCTGCACAAAATGGCCAGATATAACCAGGATGAGATTAACGCGGCCATAGTAGCTGATAATGAAGCCAATGTTGATACGCCGGAATATGAACCGAAAGAATTAGTTGACTTTGCTGTTACAGGTGTCAAAGTTCCTGATAGTTTTATATCCATTATGTATATTCAGCGGACGGATGGTTATAGACTGCATCCAGTCAGCACGCTGCTGGAACTGCAAAGCGGGTATGGCGAAGATAAGTATCTTATGGCTGGCGGCAGGATTTATGTTAAGCACAAAGAGTTCATTTTAGGCTATATGGGCGGTGCTGCACCAGTAAAGAATATCGAAAAAGATGAAGTCGATTTGCCGGAGATATTCTTTGATACACTAGTGAAACTTATTCGCATAGTGCTTAATAATACTGACGTAGATACTATGACCCAGGCAGTAACCGGAGCAGTTGATGAAGTTATTCCAAGACGGCGATACAGCAACTCAAGACAAAAAATGCCATTTTATTTGTGAGGTGAGAGTATGAAGGTTGAAAAAGCGGTAGCCAACATAAAGACGGCTACACATGATATATCTGATGAATACTCTACTGATGAGTGCATAGGCTTTTTGAATACGGCGGTACAGCAGATTTCCCACTTGCTCATTGCTGCAAAGTCCCCGCAGATGGTTATGGAAATAAAAATTCATAACCTAGAGGACTTGCCTGATGATTTTGTAAAGCCTGCTGGAACTTACCCTATTAAAATTACAGGGCAGAAAATGGCGTTTCTTGATGAGGAAATGGATGAAATTCGTTTCAGATACTTTGCGACTAAAAAGCAGATTGAGGATATTGTCGAGGATATGCCATTCAGGCACGAGCAGCTTAACGATGTAGCAGTCAAGAGCGCAGTCCTGCTGGCACTTAATCAGAATGAGTATGATATATCGCAGGATAAGGCTTTAGTCGATGAGATTAAGCAGGTCATTGCGCAAGGCATGGCAGATACATAAGGGGTGAAGCGTTATGGCAGAAGAAAAAGCGACAATCCTTAGAGTGCCTGACCTGCCTAACGTGGTAAAAGGCGATGGCCGCTATCTTATGACATTGCTAAGGGATTTTTTAGCACAGACAGCGCATGAAGTAAACCTTGCTAACGGTTTTTCGGCAGAGGATATACAAAAGGCTGATGAAGGAAAGATACCAGCACCAAGGAATTTTTTCTTGTCGTTTGACCGCTTGGGCGGGGTGCTTACATGGTCGCATGTTTATGACGTAGAAAATCTAGCTTATTATGAGACACGTACAAACAAGCAGCTAGGCAATGTTGATGGTTTATTGGAACGTACAAGAGACAATAAATCAACTGCACTGCCTACCAGCTATGTAGGTCATATCTACCTGTTTGCAGTCAATAAGAATGGCGATAGCAGTACAGGAGTGGAGCTGCACTATTCCAAGGCTAGACCTACTGCACCTAAAGACTTGGCACTTACCAAAAACCAAGAGGGTACATTAATATCTTTTTTGGAAATTCCTTTAGACTGCATGGGGGCTAATATTTATATAAACGGTATGCAGTATGTATCGACTGACAATCTTTTTTTATATACCGACCCTGATATTGTCAAGGTGGTAAGTGTTGCTTACTATGACCAATTCGGTGAGGGCGAAAGAGAAACACTTTATTGCGTTTTGCCGGATGTTACTAATTTTATGGTTGAACGTAACGATTCACAGTTGTATTTTTATTGGGACGCAGTTGAAATACATGGCGTTCACTATATAGTAAAAGTTGGTGTTACGCCTGATTGGAACAAGGCACTACAGCTTTTTGATACGCCAAACAACAAGCACAGGTACATTTATCCTAATACTGGCGACTGCTACATGCTGATTAAAGCGGTTGATGAGCATGGAAACATGTCAAAAAATGCCACTTATGTGTTTTGTACCAATCAGCAGGATATTCATAAGAACGTCATTATTGAGCTTGACCAGGAGCAGGTAGCATATAATGGCGTTAAGAATAACATGTACTATGACGCACCAGCACAGGAGCTGAAGCTGGATAAGGAAGGTACGCATGGCGAATATATCGTTGATGTGGAACTCCCACAGGTTTACAGGGCACGTAATTGGTTCGAGTACAAAGTCATAGGCGAGACAAATTCGACTATTCTATGGGACGATATGGACTGGCTATGGGATTCAGTTGAAGCCACCAATACCATGTGGAATGGGACTATTGGTGATTTGCAGGGCGTGACGGTAACACATGAAATAGCTAGGTATACAGGCAAGCGGGCTGAGGGCTTTATTGATATAGTCGGGCTTAACAAAACGCTTGAGAGTGATTCAAAGGTAAATCCGTTTGAAGCACAGCACGCTGACAGTTACCGTGATGGCCGATGGCATACAGGACTTTATATTGGCGATACCACTAGGCTTGCGTATAAGATTGCTGCTCCTGAGGTGTTTACGTTTTCATTCAATATAGCGTTCAAGAAGGGCATAAAAGATACTATGCTGGCAACTATAAAAGGCAATAGCAGTTATTTAGTTCTTGGTGTTGATGGTGACAGTAACAAGATGTTCTTGCGTGGCAGTGACGGTATCACGGTATGGACTGATGAATTGGCTATAAGAGAGCGTGACTGGCTGACGGTAGCCATTGCGCAGGACGAGCAGGAGCGTAGGTTATTCGCTCATTCAATGAACTATGACATGATTTTTTATGGCAAAGAAAAAGCAACACCAATCGGAGCTTTTTCAGAAATATATCTATATCCTAAATTATGAGGTGATATGATGGATAAATTAAAACTAAAAGGCAGCTTTCAAGGCATTTTGCGCCACAAGGACGGCAGTGTTGAAGTAAGACGGAAAGACAATCTTATTTTAAATGTTGGTTTTGACTTCATTGCGGACGCTATCGGCAAAGCAGACAGCAGACCTGCCTGCATGGGCTATACGGCGGTAGGCACGGGCACAGATGAGACGGCACCTGAGCAGACAACACTTGCTCAAGAATTAGCCCGCAAGCCTGCCACTTATGAGCATACGGCAGGTACTAAGGTATTTACTTATACAACTAAATTTGCCGAAGGTGAAGCCACGGGAGCAATTACAGAAGCAGGTATCTGCAATGCGTCTAGCGGTGGTATTTTCCTAGACAGAGTAACATTTGCCGTTATCAATAAAGGCAGTGACGATACATACGAATCACATTTTCAATTCACTCTGTCATAAGAGGTAATAGTCATGGGGACGGTATCAACGCTAAAGGTACTATATACATGGGAAAAAGCCAAATTTAAATGGGGAGCCGTTCAATGTGTAGGTGAAACATGGAAAAATTTTGGTATATACAGTCATGACCGCTCTGATACTCATAGCATTAGTATAGGTGAGAAAAAACGCTTTGGTCGTACTCTATATACGTGCATCGATGAAAAAATAAAGCCGTCAGAACAGCTATTAAAAGGCTTGAATAAGTCGGCAATGGAGAAAATTATCACGCAAGAAACTTATTGGGACTTGATAAACTATCTGCTAAAAGTCGTAGAAAATGCTAAAATAGCAGATAACAATACTAACAGCACGGCATATATACGGACTGAATTTGAAAAAGTGATTATAGCGGATAAAAAAACGATAAGGTTAAGTTCTTTGACACTTGAACAGGTAGCCATGATAGACCAGGCACTAAGGCACGTAGAATATCACAGCGGTTTCGCTGAGAATTTCAATGCTGGTGAGGGCTATGCTGCTTACTATACCGAAAGACAGCAGGAAGAATTTCATACTAAAGACAAAAAGTTCCATGCAGCTGACGGCGTGCTTGGTGATGTGGCAGTCAAAAAAGGTGCTATGGATATGGACGCTTTTAAAATTTTGGTCAATCAGCCCGCTGGTTATGAGCACTTTATACCATACATAGTCGGTGAGTACGAATATCAAAAAGCCTTGGTCAGGTTAAGCATTGAAGCTGGTTCAGCTGGTGCAGAACCTGCCGTCTATGACGCAGTTATTCATGTTGATATAGATGATACTGTTGACCGTGGCAAGACGGCTATAACCGATACCAGCAAGGCAACAAGGATTCATTTCAGCAAGCACTACTACACTAAACCAGAGGTAGCAGTCGCTTTATATAGCGGAAATACCAAGGACGGAGCTATAACGCCGAACATCACTGATATAGACAAGGACGATGCAGGCTACTATTTTGAAGTAGAACTTCTAAAAGATGATTACACACGGACTACAGGCACTATATCTTGGCAGGCAGTAGGCTATTAAAGGGGTGATAAAATGCAGTCATTCAAAGAAATTAACGGGCAGGATAATATAAAAAATTCCCGAACAACGATAAACGATTCAATAAAAACGGTCATGAGTAACAACAGTGGTACGGCTTTTCCAACCACCAATTTGCAGGTAGGTATGAAGTGCTATCGTACCGATTTAGGCAAAACGTACACACTTACTGATGTTGCCAACAAGACTTGGAAAGAAGATAACCATGCTACCCTTGCGGATTCAGCGAATAAATTAAGTGGTCTGACTGTAGCGGGGAGCAATGACAGCCAAGCTATCACGAACAAGATTCCGAAAATAGATGGCAGTGGTGTCATGGAAGTTGGTAAATACATTGACTTTCATAGCACTAACAAGCAGACTACAGACTATACTGCCCGCATAACAGCTAATGACGACGGCACGATAAGCATTAGCGGTGGTGTTAATGCTAATCTTCACGGCAATGCGTCTAGTGCCAGCAGTGTACCGTGGACGGGTGTAACGGGAAAACCAAGCACATACCCGCCGTCAGGTCATAATCATGATAGCGCATATCCTGCCCGAGATGGCTCACGGGCTTACGGTAAATGGAACATTAGTATTACGGGTGATGCCTACAGGGCAGATGTAGTTAACAATGTTTATTGGAGAGATTTAATTGGCAAGCCAAGTGCGTACCCGCCATCGGCACATCATCACGACAGCGAGTATCCTAGCATAACTGGTTTACGGGCTAGTGGCACATGGAATATTGACATAAAAGGAATAGCTAGTAAGGCTGAATATGCAAGTGATAGTGATATGCTGGATGGGTATCACTACAAGGACATCGTGTCAAAAGTAATGCAACAAATATCACTAAATAGTGGAATATCTAAGTTGGCTTTGACGCCTAATGGATATGTGGTATTTGGAAATGGGTTGACGATAATGTGGGGAGAACATCAAAACCCGGTGGTTTTTCCAATATCTTTTAAAACAACATGCCTGCAAGTCGTGCCGCAGTTACAGGCGCTTGATGGCAGCAACATGAGTAAAAATCGAGTATATGTTACTAACCTTACCGTTAGTGGCTTTAGTTTGGACAACCCACAGAGCACTTATAGGTATATTGCTATTGGCTATTAAAGGAGTGATAAAATGCAATCATTCAAGGAAATTAATGTTGACGACACAATATATGATTCCCGAACAACGATAAACGATTCAATTAAAACAGTTATGAGCAACAACAGTGGCACGGCTTTTCCAACCACTAATTTGCAAGTAGGTATGAAGTGCTACAGAACCGATTTAGGCAAAACGTACACACTTACTGATGTTGCTCATAAAACGTGGGTGGAGGACAATCATGCTTTAGCTATAGCAACCGATTTTTCAACAATAAACGGTAAACCGACAACAGAGGACCGGACCAGTTGTGTCGTCATACGGGATAATATAAATAGTGCATATCGTCAGGCTATTGCAATACAAAGTGAAAGGCCAACAAACAATAATATTGCACGTATAGTGGCAGATGCTGGCAATAATTGCATCCGATTTAATTTATATAACCCTACACATGATACCGACATTCCGCCTTATCTAAACGGCTGTGAGTTTCGCTTTAATCGTGATGGTGATATAAGCTATGTTGACTATGAGGGTGACGGTACAAATAACTATAGCCTCGGGGCTAGGGAAATATCTCGACAATTTGGTGAAACCGGATATATAAAATATGCAAATGGGCTTGTTGTTCAGTGGATACGTAAAAGGGGAAAAAGAAAAGCCGGTGATGGCAGTTTCGACGATGTGTACCCTCTGCCAATTACCATAAAAAAAATACTTAATATACAAACTACATTGGGTGATATGTATGATAGTGCTTGGCTGCTTACTAGATTGTTTCCCATGTCAGATGACTTTGAATTTGACGAAAACAAAACTACATCGATACAAGTTAGGTATAACGCAGATTACAAATTGGATTCGGAAGCAGACCTACTATTTAGCTGTTTTATTATAGGATTGTGGAAATAACGAAAGAGGGAAAATAGCATGGAAGAAAAAAAATTAACGTACCTTTGTAAATTCGATGAAAACGGCAGCCGTGGTGAAACTTATGATACGGCAGGTATGAGTAAAGAAGAAAAGCAGTCGAAACTCGATAACAGTTTTATCGAAATAACAGAAGAAGACTGGCACTATCTTGTCGGCAACAAGGGTCAAGGTGACAACGGTACAGGCTATATCTATGATGTAGCTGATAAAAAAGTAAAGTCAGCACCACCTGCACCAGAGCCTACAAAAGCTGAAAGAGCAGATATTTTAGCAAGTGAGTATGAAGCAAATATATCTGTTTTAAAGCAAGACATTGTACTAGCTATGGCAGATGGCGACAGCGAACTTGTCGATGAGCTGAAAACCGAAAAGGCTAGTGTCTTAGCTGAATATCAATCAAAATTGGAGGAGATAAAAAATGGATAAGGTAAAAAGATGTATTTTTTGCGGTAAAAAGGTAGACAGCAAGGGATATTGTATAAACAAAAATTGCCCTGATTATATACGCACTAAATTACATGAAGAAGAAATAAACAAGCACGCAACTAACGGCTCCGCAGATTAAAAAAAGAGGGCTTTTCGCCCTCTCTTTATTGCTTGTCATGCTTTTCTTGCGTTTGACATCTTCGATGCATTTACTCGTCACCTCTTTCGACTAGCTTTAATTTTGTTCCTGGCACTACGATGTATGAAGTGCCAAATTCATCACTGACAGCCACCGCTTTATAGCCGAGTTTGTGTGCGAACCAGCAGGAGGCTGATTGAAAATTCCAGCTCATTTCTGCCGTGTCAGTGCTATACTGACCAACCAACGTATATAAAGCATTAGCAAATTTTTCTGTTAGCTCTTCATCAAGCTCATCATTATAGATATCCTTAATTTCGCTGACGTAATCTATGAACTCAGCAAGTTCATCATCATCTAAGACGTTAGACAATGACGAAACTGCTAATTCATATGCGTCGTCACTATATGCGATATACGTGGCGGCTAAGATATCCTCATCAGGGATATCCCCGTCTTCATTATCGATAGTATAGAGCCAGCTCCCGTGAGAAAGCGCCGCACTTTTCCTATCTGAAAAAAACATTCCGTAGAAATAGTAATCATCACTATCCTCCGGACTTCCTACCGTTAGATTTTCTAAAGGTTCACTTGTACCGTGAAATAGCACATAGTTTAAGTTTTCCATTTTAATTTCCTCCTTTTTCCCTCCCGATGAAGGGAGGGAAACCACAATTATTTTTTCATCGCTGGTGCTTTTTGACCATTCTTTTCATAGCAAGCCTGCCGTATGTACTGAGCAAGTGACAAGCCGTGCTCTTGCGCAAAACCTTTGATGATTTCACGCTCCCCAATGGGGACGCTACAACTCAGCTGCTCGTAGTTCGCGGAGTTGTATTTGTTATTTGCCCGATAGCGGGCAGGTGATATTTTCATTATTCTCTCTCCATTTATTAACGTCCTGCCAGCGCCGGCCAGCAGGACTGCTACTTAATTTTCCAAGATGAAAAGCAGACCGTCACGAGTGACTTTACCGTCAACGGTAATATCATCGTAAAGCGGGTCGTTTTCATCAACGATGATGTCACCATCGACTACATCGTGCTTAACGCAATTGTCTAGGTAGTCCGTAAGCATATCGACGATGGCGTCGTCGTCATGTTTGCGAATAGCTTCTGCTATATCGTGGTCTTCAAAGAAGTGACCATCGACACGATAAGAGCCGTCTTGCCATAAATCTCTAACGGCATTTTTTAGAACATCTTTGTAAGTAAACATGATAAACCTTCCTTTCTCCCGCATAAGCGGGAAACCACTTGTTATCTTAGGTTGTTTCCTTTTTGATGATTTTATTGTACTCATATTAGTACATAATGTCAAGTCTTTTTTTTAATTTTTTTTTTGAGCTTTAAAAGTTTTTAGGCTATATATGGTAGTAAAATATCAATGTAAGCTATTTTGTGGCTTTATAAAGTAGATACAAAGAAAAAATACGCACTTGCACTTGGCAGGTGCTTTTTTAGTGTAAAAGAGAGGTGTATATATTATGTCACAGTATAAATTATCGAGTGACTTTACAAAGATAGCAGAGAGTAGTGGTGTCTTTTATGTCATGCCTGGTCAGTCTATAGAAGTAAGTGATACAGCCAAGGCAGACACAGGCTTTATCTTGCACGGTGGGTGTGCTAAGACGTATGCAAGCAGCGGTATCGTGTACGCAAGGGCACTTGGCAGCCATGCTACGCTAAATGTGGTGGCTGGTACTTTATCATAAGAAGGTGATTTTATGCGCCGTATAAGCAAGCACCAAGCTACTCAGATAGCTTTTAATGACTTCACAGGCGGTATAAATGTCATGTCTGACGGCGATATGATAGCGCAAAATGAACTTCAAGTATGTCAAAATTTATGGTTTGCTGGTTTTCAACGTTCGCTTTCACCGCGTGGCGGGCTGTCAAAACCGAAAGTTACTTTTGATAATGAAGTTATGTCAGTGTATTACGATGTTGATACAAATACATTTTTGACATTTACGATTGATGGCAGCATTTATCGGGTAGAAACGATAGATAAAGCACCGGAAAAGATAGGCAGTTTGACTGGTACCCGCAGACCGATTTGTGCTAAGTTCCAAGATAGAATCTGGATAGCCAGTGGTGACTATTTGCAGTCGTATGATTATGCGGCCAAGGACAGCATATCCACTATATTAGGCAGTCCAAAGTGCGATATAGTATTCCAGCGGTTTGCAAGGCTTTGTGTAGCCATGACCGGCAGTGACCGTATTACTTATTCGGCTACAGGTGACGGCGAGACGTGGACTACTGATGATAATGACGCTTCTAGTGGTCAATGGATAGATATAGGCTATGGTGACAGCGGGGATGTGATAGCGATAGCACCGTTGGCAACTGATTTGATGATTTTCAAGTCAAATGGTATGGTTTACCAGCTTACTGGCGACGCTGATGTAAGCTCATGGGCGGTATATCGTATAGCGACAGAGACGGATATAGTCGGTCGTCAGTGTGCTATGCCGGTCGGAAATGACGTGATTTTCGTGACCAGAGGCGGGCTTAGAACGCTTGCTACTACTATGGATTACGGGAATATTGCTACGGGTGACATCGGACAAAAGTTCACGGCGCTTGTCACACAAGGTCAGTATGAGCCAAGACTTTTTAATCTCAGGCGCAGGAAGCTGCTGCTTATTAGACCGACAGCAGACTGGCACTATATGATAGCTTTTAACTATGCTTTGGGCAGCGCTACTACTTTGCAGTTCGCTATTCCTGTAACTGATATTGTGGAAACATTGGATAAGGTTATCGTGGCAAGTGGCAGTGACCTTTACGAATTATCTGATACTATTGGTGATGATAATGGGCAGCCAATACTTTTCCGCATGAAATTTAAGGATACAGTCAGCACAGAAAAGATAATCACAAGAGCAGTCGATACAGACGCTGACGCTCCAAGCGCTGGCAAGCTGCACTTAAAGCTTGATAACATCGAAGTCGATATGCCGGCAAATGACCGGCGCAAGATACGGTGCAATCATACGACATCGAAAATGACGCTTGAACTATTTAGCAGCACGCCGTTCTCCCCGAAGCATGTTATTGTTGAGGTGGCCGATTTATGACACTGGATGAATGGATAGATCTTTACAACAGAAAGAATCCGCATGATAAGTTTCAGCGTGACAATAGGTATGCGCTTTTCTTTAAAGAAGATAAAGGATTCTGTGAGGTTCTTATGACAAAACGCATGGCATTTATTGGACAGCTTGGCGGTGATGCACGCTATTGGAAAAATGCCGTAGATAAGGCGGCGGAAAAAGCAGGTATAAATCACGGTGGTACTATAAATATCCGCTGTAATCCACCAGCATATTTCAGATTGTTTGGCTATAAAGTAGTAAAAACAGAGTTACTGAAAGATGGTGCGACTAGATATCAGGCAATAAATAAAACTACAAAGAAGATGGGCTATGCTTCGCCAGCATTCAAATATAAGGATGATGGCAGGCAGGCCTTTTATATTACATGGGACATATAAGGGGGTGCAGAAATGTTTCAGCAGATGTGGTTTGATAGACCGCAAGATAATTTACCCAGCGAAGTATACAGAAAATATTTCCATCGTTGCTACTTCAAAGGACATTCGACAACCGTTACTAATACCAGTACCTATACTCCATCAGAGGAAGAAAAGTATCTGATGAAGCAGCAGGGCAAATATATTGATGCTGTTATGCCAAATGCCATAACGCTTAATGATTATGCTATGAATTTGCTTAGAGATTCTCTAGGTACGGTTCAGGTCGACTATAACGCCATGAACAAAAATGCACAAAATCAGATAGGCAATGCGACAAATGGGCTGGCAGGGCTTATTGGCAGTAATAATGCAGCAACTAACGGTGCTAACCGCACGCTTGGCGATTTAGTAAATCAGAATTATAACTTGGCTAATAGTACATCAAATCAATATGGAAATCTTGCGGGAAGCTATGTTGATTCGGCAAATAAAGCTAATAGTACGCTTAGCAGCTTAGAAAATGGCAATTTACCTTCGGCATATCAGCAGAATATGGAAAAAAGTATCAACTCAGCGGTTAATAATACGGTTGGCAAAGCGATTAACAATTTAGGCAATCGAGGCGTACTAAATTCGTCCGTAACATCGAGTGCACTTAATGACATTGAGAAAAATGCCAGCGACAGTGTGGCATCACAGTATCAAAACAATATTAATCAAGCAGCCAATCTTGCCCAGCAGCAAAATCAAAATACTAACAATGCAACGAACAGCTTAGGTGATATTATAAGCCGGCAGTACGGTGTTAATAGTGGTGCTCTTGGTCAGGCAGGAGCCATAACGCAGCAGCAGCTAAGCAATACGCAGGGCAATAACAGTGCTAACCAAGGTTTGTATGGCAATCTTATTGATTCAGCTACATCACCTATTACGGCAGCGGCAACAGCGCAGGAAGCAGCGCAGACGCCAGCAATGAATTTGTGGCAGACTTCGCTTGGTCTCAATGGTGCCAATACTGGAGCGTTGGCCGCAGCTGCCGGAAAAGGAACTAGTACATCAACACAAAATCAGCATACATCAGGCGGCAGTTTCTTTGGCAACTTGCTAGGGTCAGCTGTAGGTGGTGCTGCTATGGGCTGGGCTTGTTTCCCAGAGGGAACTATGATTGACATGGCTGATGGCAGTAAGCGGGATATTAAGCATGTTCATGCAGGTGATGAAGTCATGACGGCTGATGGCACTACTGCTAAGGTAGTAAAGACTATGGAACCTAGATACAATGACGTTTATTGTGTCATTGCAAAAGACGGTCATACGAGTACCACACTTACACAGAGCTTTATGAAGCCTGATGGCGAGTATGTAATGCTAAGTTACCTTACGATTGGTACAGAGCTTAAAAATGTTGGCAAAGTTCAAAGTGTTGTCTATAGCGGTGAACGCAAGGTCTATGATTTGCAGGTTGACGGCGCAAACAACTACATTGCGGATGGCTTCATTGCCAATGGTGGCAGCAGCGAGATATGGGGTGATTATTAATGGGCTGGTGGAGTGATATAAGAGATGATGTTTTTTCACCGGAGCTTGGCAGTGCTTTAGGGGCAGCACTAGGTAATGCCTGGGCACAAAATTATAATCAGCGTGGCATAGATAAAGCTGGTGACGCTATCAAGAGGTATCAGCAGGATATGCTTGATAAGTATGCTGATCAGCATAGAGCAGAAGCAGCAGAGGCATTAAAGAATCAGTCTAATGCGGGTGATTATGTAGGTCTTACACCACAGCAAGGTTTATTAAATGCTAAACGTCGCTGGTGGCAGGCACAGAATGATGCACAATATTTACTTAATAATGGTTACGGTGAAGATTCCGATGATGTAAAAAAATTCCGTGATATACAAAATACGGCACATACTATGGCCGATGAGTTCCGTAAGATTGGTGACAGAAAGCATATAGATATGTCAAAAGTAGGGGGGAATGTCAACAGTTTAGCTGCTGCCAAAGCTGCTGCTGAGGCGGAAATGTCACCAAATTACAGATTTGGCAATTATCAAATGCCAAAAAATGAGCTGGATATATCATATAAGAAGCCACCCACCAAAGAAGAAATAGCTCAGGCAGCATTAGGACTAAAGCCGTTTAACTATGCGCCTACCAAAGCAGAAATAAGTGAGCTGTACAGAAATGGCAATGCATCGCCACAGACATTACAGGAAGTAGCTAATGAATTAGCTGGAGCACAGCCAGTAAGACAAAATGGAACAGCACAAAATCAGCTTCCGGCGGGAAATAATGCTGCCAATACTAATCCTTATATGTTCAGTGTTAGGGATGTTCAGGATGCTGCCAAACAGGCCTATAGTAATCCAGATACCATTACCATGCAGGATATTTACGATGTCTATGGCAAGGGTGCAGATTACAACACTGTGTTAGACGCAACAGCCAAGCAACTGGCTATGAAAGATATTGCTAGCGAAAAAGCTTCACCGGATTATCGGGATAATTTGCGCCGTGCTTTGATTAACCAGGGGTTGCCACAAAATCAGGTTGAGGCGGCGTTGGCCAAGATGGATAAGCAGGAAGCAGAAAAGACTAAGAAAATGCTACAGGGTAAATTCATTGAAAGCCTGGCAAGCAATCCTCAAGCTGGAAGTATGCTGGCTATGCTGGTAGCATCCGGCGCTGATCCGAAAGACATTATCAATGCTTTTGATAAAACGAAGCGTAATTACACTATGCATGAAACTGATACAGGTGATAAGAAGTATGTTTCTTATTATGACCCGAGCGGTTATGGTGCTGGCAGTACGCAGACATTCAACAAAGCAATAAGTCCAACGGATAAAATGAAGGGGAATCTTACGGCCCGCGGTCAGAATTTTGGTTATCAGACGGCGGTTATGAAAGAGCAGGCAGCAAATAAACGTAAGGCTGCGGATATACAAGCAAGAGATAAATGGCACGCCGAAGATTTAGCAAGTGGAAAGTACCAAAGAGGTGCTAAATCATCAGCAGCAACAGCTAAGGAAGAAGGTCATAAAGCCAAATATGACCAGTATATACAGCAATATCTTAATGGCGATATAGATTTTAATGGGTTTAAAGAAAAAGCTATTGGTATTCCTGGGCATGATGAAGATGATAATGCTTGGGAGGATAATGAATTGCATTATCTAGGGAATTTCTTAAGAGAATATAATCGGGACCCAGCAAATCCAAATACCAAAATTTATTGGGATGATATAAAAACAGGCAATGACGAGCTTTTGGCACGTATAGATCCTGCTATTATTCAAGACATGAGGAACCGATATGGTGATTAATTCTTATATTGGAGGAAACAAATGTCATTTTTAAAAGAACATGCAATAAGCAATCCTGTAGTAGCTGGCGTATCAGCTGCTGCACCAAAAGAACAGGGATTGTTTTCAACTATAATGGATAACGTAGCAGGCGGAGCCGAAAGCGTAATTGGTGGCGGGCTTGATTATATAGGAGCACAACTGAAACGTTTTGACGAGGCAGGGCGGGAAAGTTCTTATGTTGATTCAATCCGCAATTCAGATGAGGGTACGCTCGGTAAATGGGGCGATTCATTTATAAATAATGGTGAATATCTTAATGATAAAGCAGCTAAGAATTTTGCTGAATCTGGCACGCTTGATAAATATCAGGATATGAGTATAATTGACAGATTAACCAGTGCTGATTACTTGACAGACAAACGAGGTCTGCTGGCTGACTTTAGTCAGATGGCAGGTTCGGCTATTCCGTTTGCGGCAGCAAGTGCCGCAGCACCATTTGGCGGTGCTGGCGCACTTGCTGCACGTGGTATTGGTTCAATGGCTGCCCGTGCTGGAGCTAAGCGGATAGGCAAGGCTGTTATGTCAAAGGCAGGACAGCAGGCAGGATCTTCAGCAGCAAAATGGGCCTTAGGTACGGGACCACTGGAAGCAGCAACTAATGCCGGCGATATGTATGCTGATTTAAAAGACGAGGGACTTTCTGATGATGAAATTGCTCGTCGTATGAATAGCATGATACAAGAAGAACTGCCAATGGATATGCTTACTCAGGGTATTATGGGACCTATCCTTGAAGGTAAAGGCTTTAAGCCGATATTCAAACGGGGTGGCAGAGCAGGCAAGATTGCCAGCTATGGCGTTAATATTCCGGGCTCGGCAGCCTCGGAGTATGCTCAGGAAATGACACAACAGCAGGCACAAAATAAATGGAGTGGCAAGCCGTATGGTACGTTCTTTAATCCAACAGAGGACGAACAGCAGGCAGGACGAGCTGCCTTTATGGGCAGCCTGCCATTAGGTCTGTTTGGCGCAGGCCATACTGCTTATAGGGATTATAAAGCTAGAATTAATAGAATGAATAATGAAGCTGCTAAAAGTAATCCTAATAATCCATTTAATGGCATGGAAGAAACTGCTGGCAATAAAACAGAGATTGCTGATGTTCCGGAAAGCACAGTTACGGTACAACGTGGCAATGCTAATAACGGCGGCAGCGACAAAGAAGCATTTTTCAACGCTATTGAAATGCAGGAAAGCGGCGGTGATCCTGATGCGGTATCATCTACGGGTGCGCGTGGTGTTTATCAGATTCAGCCGGAAAATTGGGATGCATGGTCAAAAGAAGCTGGTCTTGGTGGTGCAAGCATGGATGATGATGATGCATACCGTCAAGTCGGACGTTTTAAAATGGGACAGTATTTTGATGAGTATGGTCCAGAAGGGGCATTAGTTGCATGGTATTCCGGTCCAAACAATGCTCAGCGCTGGGTTGAGGGAGAAGCTACTGACCAAAATGGCAGACCTTGGGATGCGCCACAGGGCAATGGTCCATCCATAGCTGGCTATGTAAATAGTGCAATGGGGCATTTTGCTGATGAAAAAGCGCAGTCACCAGCTTTAGATATTCCACAGACAGCAGACTATACTATAAGCGGTGAAGTTTCTAATCCTAATCTAACTGATTTGACTGAGCAGAAATTAAGACTGTTAGACCGTGACTATTATAACCAGTATGGACGGCACTTTTATATAACGTCGATGGCTCGCAATGGCGGTGGTGAAAGCTGGCATGATTCGGCACAGGCTTTTGATACGGCCGATGATTTTCTTGAGGGTAATGCGGATGCGCGTAACTGGTTAATAGATAAGGCTAAGGAATATGGATTATATGGTTTAGACGAATATAGTAATCCTTCGGCTAATGCTACCGGCGGTCATTTACATTTCAGTGACCATGGTGAAGCTTTAAATGGCAGTGGTGGCAGTTATAATATAACTGTTCCCGGATTCAATTTATCTCAATATGACCTGACACCAGAGCAGGAAAAGGCGAATATGGAAGCAGCGCAGGCACTTATTAGCAATAATGAGGTGACGCCGGAGCAGCAGCAGTCAGTAATGGAAATGGCTACTCAGTTGATGAATATGCCAGTAAGTGATGATGTAAATGAGGACGCAGCCCATGCAGCTGCTATGCAAAATGCAATTGATGGTGGTGATATTGGCGCAATATTTAAGATGCATCCGCAGGAAACTGCTAATGCTATGATGAAGACCGTGATGGCAGCTAAAGCCCCATCACCAAGGAGAGCGCCGGCCACACCGAAAATTGACAATATTAATCCGCAGGCACCAGCACAGACAAGAGTTTCAACTAATTATGGCAACAGATTTGCTCAGACAGTAGATGATATCACTAAACTGGCATCACAGGGAAAAATTGCTGAGGCTGCTTTAGTTGCCCGCAGTAATGGCTGGAACAATACTATGGTCAATCTGCTGACGCAGGGAGTTAATGCCTCAGCTGGCAACATTCAAAATGCTATCATGAATGGCATCCAGCTTGATGTGCCAAATGCTTTCCCCGCACTGCCGGAAGGTCAGGGACTGGCTGGCAATATAAAAAATAATCAGCAGCATATTTCAATAGCAAATCTTGAAGAGTTAGCCAGCATAGCAAATAATAACCCGCAATATGCTGCTGCACAGGCCACACAGCAAAATCTGCCCACAACGGCTAGTGCTATTATGCAGTCAGCTATGAACGGACAGCCAATAGACAGCGGTCTTTTAGACAGCACTATACAGCAGGATTTAACCAATAACCAGCGACAGGCTAATGCCAACCGTCAAGCAATAGACGCACGTATGCAGAAAGCTGGGCTTGCAACTAATCCTGCTACGCCTAATGCGGGAATTATTGTTCCGAATGGCGCACCTGCTGGAACTCCTGATATTGTTATTCCCGACACGCCAAAACGTAAAGCCCCAACCGTAAATACCAATGACCTAATGGCACGACTTAATGATTCACCTGTATTCCGTCAAGCAAAAGCCAAGGGCGATATAGGCGCAATGGCAAATGAAGCGGACGCAATGGGTTTCCATAAGGAAGCAGAGCAAATCAGAAACAGTCAGTATGGCAATGTTCCAAGCAAGTTTGACTATAAAAAACGGTTAAGTGAAGTCAAGAAAATGTCACGGGCTGACCGCATTGAACTAGGCAAGGAGCTTTTAAATGAGCTGGAAGCAAAGAATATTCCTGTTAATGATAATTTGCGTAATGACCTAGAACATGGCGTGCCAAAGGCTATAGTCAATGCTGAGAAGAAACTTGCTAATGCTGAAACTAACGATGAAGCAGAGCAGAAAGTTAAACCAGCTGAGGAAGCAACACCCGCTATTGCCAATAATGAAGCAGCTGAAAATGTTCCTGAGCAGGATGATCAGGAAGTTAAGGCAGAAAAATCAGCTAAAGAAGATACTGTTCTAAAAGGAGTTAGCGGTATCTATGAATCTGACATAAAGGATTATATCGACCGTGGCTATAACATTGAAAGCTATCGTGGACACTTGGAAAATGGTAAACCTGTATATAATCTTGACTTTGAAACTTCTAAGGATAAAGCTCGTTTTGTCAAAGACTTTTATGGTGAATCAGAAGGAATTGACACCGATACGAGCGAACCTGACTATGCCAAGGAGCTTGACGAAGGACAGGAGAACAAGGCAGGAGCTGAGCCAGCAGAGGAAGGCAACGAAAAAGCTACAAATGAAAATGAGCACAGAACCTATTCATACAAAGAGAAAGAGGAAATAAGAGAAGGTTTTGACCAAAAAGGAAGCAAGATTATCAAGGCTTATAGGGCAAAAAGTATCACTTATGAAGAAGCAATAGAGAGATTTGCCAAGTTAGAGAAGGAAATAGAAGATACAGACGATAATGTATTCAACCCAGACTTATATCCGTACAGTAGAGCTGGTGTGTTAGCAGATAGTGTGCTTCTAAGGAAGCACTTGTTGGAAAGAATACATGAGGATGAACAAGATAGTAATACGTCTGCAAAGCCTAGCAAGGGAAATCTTGAGCAGTCGTCAAGCCAGCACTTTGATATTACCGACTATACGCATACTAAAACAGGTGAGGTATACAATGCGGCTAAAATCAATGGCAAGGTAGACCGTGACACCTATGCTAATATAAAAGATATTGCTACTAAGCATGGTGGCAGATATAACCGTTTTGCAAAACGGTTCTTCTTTAAAGACACGGGAGCAGATGGGCGCAATGCTTTTGTTGCCGAAGCCGAGCGGGAAGTGTTTGGTGAAGAAACTAAGCAGGAAGAAAAAATAGCTGCTACCAAAAATGAAACAGTTCCTGAAACTAAAGTGCAGGATAGTGATAGCGAAGCTGAGAATACCAATGCTGAAAAGGATTCAATCTTTGGTGAATATAACGAAGCTGAGCTTTATAATACACTTGGCATTGAAGCGGTAGAAGATAATAAGAGCGAAGTGTTGTCTGACAATGTGCCTGATGGTATCGAAGGTACGGAGGAAGAACGGGCACGGCTGAGAGAGGAAATCCGCAAGGAATTAAATAAAATTTCAGCTAACCCGATATTTAACCCAAGACTTTATACTCTTTCAGCCAAGTACGTATTCAGCTACATGAAAAGCGGACTTAATGACATCAAGAAGTTAATGACTACGCTCAAAGCTGAGTTTGGCAATGATTTTGCTAAGGACTGGGCACCAGCAGTCATTGAGACTATACGCACCTATCCGAAAGATATTCCATTCAATGAATCGCATGTAATGGCAGTAACCAAGTCGGTAGGTTCGCTTTATGAAAACGGCACTACTGACCTTGACGAGATTACCAGCAAAATTACCGCACATATGAATGATTCGGCTAAGAAGAGGTTTGCGTCGGTTATTGAAGCGTCATATAATGGAATTAAGAAATTCTTTGATGTTAAGAAGGAGGCTGACAGTCATGGGTTACAACAGGGACAGAGCGGAGATGCTGATGGAGGACATCGAAGCGTGGCAACCGGAGCGAGCCAAGAAAACGAGCATAAAGAAGTTGGAGAAGTTTCTCGACCAGATGGACGAGAAACAGGACGAGCTGTTACAAACGATGATAGCAAAGATACCGAAAAACCTGCCACCGGAGGAATACGAGCAGGAAGTAAGCTGGAAAAGACAGGAAGCACAGGAGCTGATTCAGGAAGAAATAAGCCAGCTGTACCGCTGACTGAAGCTCAGCAAAATCCTTCCGCTACTGAAACACCTGGTCATGATTATGAAATCAAGGAAAGGTCAGCGAATAAAGCCAGCGCACCGGAGAGGTTCAAGCAGAATATCAAGGCTATAAAACTTTTGAAACAGCTGTTAGCTGATAACCGTATGCCGACACCTGCCGAACAGAAGGTTCTAGCTGAGTATAACGGCTGGGGCGGACTAAAGGACGCTTTCAGGGAAGGAACAAAAGAGAATAACGAGCTTAAAGAACTGCTGAGTGAGAGTGAATACAAAGCGGCAAAAGCAAGCACACTGGACGCCTTTTATACTGCACCGTCAATTGTACGGGCAATATGGAAAGGCGTTTCTCGTTTAGGCTTTAAAGGTGGACGGGTACTGGATCCTGCTATGGGCATAGGCAACTTCTATGGCTGTATGCCAAGAGACATGATGAGCAAATCTAAGCTCTATGGCGTAGAGATGGATGAACTTTCATCACAGTTCAGTAAAATGCTTTATCCTAGCGCAATGGTAGAAAACAAACCGTTCCAAAGTTCCAAGGCAGCGGATAATTTCTTTGACCTTGTTATTACTAACGTACCATTTAGTCAGGCAAAAGCTGGCGGTTATATGATACATAACTTCTACTTTGCTAATGGTATTGATAAGGTAAGACCAGGCGGGCTGATGGTTTATATCACGTCACAGGGAAGTCTTACGGGCACTACTGACGCCGCCAAGATGAGAAACTATCTTGCGGGCAGAGCTGATGTGATAGGCGCATACAAACTGCCTGAGGGAGCATTTAAGGAGGCTGGCACTGATGTTTCAGTTGATGTGGTGATTGTCCGCAAACGCGATAAGGATAACCGGCAGTCAGAGCACGCACAAAGCGCATTAGAAGTAAAAAACTTCAATATTGGCTATATGGCAGCACCAGTAAATGAATACTTCTTAGCCCATAAAAATCATATTATTGGTACTAAAGCCGTAATAGGAAACGACGCTTACGGCAATCGGGTTTTGAAAGTTAAGAATGAATCCGGTCAAGATGTTGGCAAAATGCTGGAAAAAGCCATGAATGACCTGCCCAAAGACATCTACCAGCCGATAAACCGTAATAACCGCAAGACCTACAACACGGTTGACGCTATGAAGCGGGCAAGAGTAGACGATGAAAATATCCGTGACCTTGAGTATTATGTCAAGGATGGCAAGCTATATCAGAATGATAATGGCGAAGCAGTGCCGATAACCGGCAAGAACGCACCACTGATAAAATCCTACGTTGGTATTAAAAGCACGCTTAACAGTTTGTTTGTTGCCCAGCGTGACCCCGATGTATCTGATGGTACTTTAGACCGCTTGCGGGGCGAGCTTAACAAACGTTATGACGCTTTTGTTAAAAAGTATGGCTATATCAATGACCCGAAGAATGTAGCCAAGTTCGCTAAAGATCCATCGGCAGGAACAATCATGGCACTTGAAAAAATAACCTTCAAAGGACAGGGGAAAAAGCGCACGATTGAAAGTGTCGAGAAGGCGGATATATTCACTGAGCGTACTATGCAGGCAATAAAGAAGGTTATAAGTGCTAAAAATCCTAATGACGCACTCTTGGCTTCACTTAATCAGTTAGGTCATGTTGATATTGATTACATGGCAAAACTGCTGAAAACTAAGCCGTCACAGTTAGAAAAGGCGTTAAAAGGCGTTATCTATAAAAATCCAGCAACTGAAACCTATGAAACCAGCGATGAGTATTTGTCGGGCAATGTAAGGGAGAAGCTGGCACAGGCTGAAATGGCGGCAGAAAAAGACCCTGCCTATAAGGGCAATGCTGAAGCTCTTAAAAAGGTACAGCCTGCCGACCTTGTAACGGATGAGATTATAGTAAATCTTGGTGCGCCGTGGATTCCGGTTGCAGATGTACAAGCATTTGTTGACAACATAAACTCATTTAAAGCTGGCAGTCTGGAAATAGGCTATATCCCAACGCTGGCAAAGTGGACTGTATTGGGAATGGGACGCAGTACGAAATTTAAAGCTGATGGCATAACACTTCCTGAATTGCTTGAATGTATATTAAACAATAAATCAATTCAGGTTTATAACGGCAGAGGCAAAGACCGTGTTCTTGACAGTGAAAAGACTGACGCTGCTAATGTTGTGGCTGATGATATAAAGGACGCTTTCAAGCATTGGCTGTGGCAGGATAAAGATCGTGCTGACAGATTAGCAAAATTCTATAACGAGAATTACAACAACATGGTACTGCGCAAGTACGATGGAGCACATCTTGATTTTCCGGGCATGAACGCTAAAATTCACATGAAGCCACATCAAAAAAATGTAGTATGGCGTATGCTTCAAAATGGCAATACCTTGATAGCGCATTGCGTAGGTGCTGGCAAAACATTTGAAATGCAGGCGGCAGGCATGGAAATGCGCCGTTTAGGTTTAGCCAATAAACCGCTTTATTGCGTGCCTAACAACGTGGTAGAACAGTTTGCCCGTGAGTTCAGACAGCTTTATCCTAACGCTAAACTGCTGGTAGTTAAGTCAGGCAGTGATCTGCCAACAGTAAGACATCCAAAAGTTACCACGACTGAGGACGGACGCAAGAAGGTTATTCCAATTGACCTTAAGGAAATGACCAAGGCAGAGCGTGACAAACTGCTCAAGGCTAGAGCTGAACGCAATCGGGCATTGGCTAGGATTCAGACCGAGGACTGGGATGGCATAATCATGTCACATACTATGTTTGAACGCCTGCCATTATCTAAGGAAACACTCACAAGTTATATTCAGGAAGAACTTGATATGCTTGAGCGCACGGTAAAACAACATAAAGGGGATAACCTTGATAAGCGTACAGAAAATGCACTAGAAGCCCGCAAGGAAAGTCTTGAAAATAAAATTGACGAAATAATGAACATGGACGTCAAGGACATTGGTATACCGTTTGAAGAAATAGGCATTGACCAGATATTCGTTGATGAAGCGGATATGTTTAAAAATCTGCACTATACAACGGCAATCGGCAATGTATCAGGACTTACTAACTCAAACGCTAACCGTTCGATGGATATGTTTGTCAAAACTCAGTATCTGACTAGACTGCATGACGGGCGTGGTGTGGTATTTGCTACCGGTACGCCAATATCTAATACTATGGCTGAAATGTATACCATGATGAGATACCTTGACAGCCGTGGTTTGAAGGAAAAAGGCGTAGAACTCTTTGACAGCTGGATTCGCACCTTTGGTGAAATTGGTACAGGTATCGAGCGTAAACCTTCCGGTGATGGATTCCGCAAGGTAAACAAGATAAAGAACTTTATCAACATGGCAGAGCTGACAAAGATGTTCCGCAAATTTGCTGATGTCAAACGGCAGGAGGATTTAAACCTCGATATTCCAAAGTTAAAGAATGACAAACCGACAGTTGTAGCCTTGGAGCCTGACCCTGAAATTGTCCGTTATATTCGTGAGGTAGTGCCGGAGCGGGTAGCGGATATGAAGAAAAATGCCTACAAGCAGAAAAAAGGTGCTGACAATATGCTTAAACTCACCGGTGACTTGCGCAAGATGGCATTAAGTGACGCAAAGATAGAAGTATGTGCTGATAAGATTGCAGATGTATTCGACCGTACTGCTGATGTAAAGGGCGCACAATTAGTATTTTGTGACCTTGGTATACCAAAAGCGGAAAATGAAAAAGCAAATGCCGATACTGACAGTGATAAGCTTGTCAATGATGGTTCCGAAGGTGATAATGCCAGCGTATATGACAGGCTTATGGACGCCTTGAAACGCCGTGGTATTCCTGATGAGCAGATAGCGTTTGTTCAGCAGGCTAAAAATAAAGATGAACAGGCAGAGTTATTCCAAAAGGTAGACCGTGGCGACCTTAGAATACTTATAGGTTCTACCGCACGTATGGGAGCAGGAACTAACTGCCAGCACCATTTAGCAGCACTGCATGACCTTGACGCTCCGTGGCGTCCCCGTGACCTTGAGCAACGGCACGGACGCATACTAAGACAGGGTAATCAGAACAGCGAAGTTGAAATATTTAACTACGTTATTAAGGATTCATTTGACGCTAATATGTGGGAGAAACTCAAAAACAAAGCGTCGATTATAGCGCAGGCAATGAGCGATAATAGCAACCTGCGAGTGGTTGAGGACGCAGACATTGCAACACTTTCCTATGCTGAAATAGAAGGTGCGGCAACAGGCAATCCATTAATAAAAGACCAGCTGAAACTAAACAACGAGGTAACGAAGTATTCTCATGCTTCGACTGAATTTAACCGCAAAGTACATACGGCTGAAACACAGTTGCAGACCTTGCCTGAGAAGGTAGCAGGAGCAGAGGGAACTATTGGCAGGATTGAAAGGGATATAAAAGCCCGTAAATCAACTCGAGGCGATGATTTTGCTATTATATTGGACGGCAAGACATACACCAAGCGTGCTGACGCTGACAAGGCCTTAGCTGGTATCAATGCCAAGCTGGATAATGTTCCTAAGGAAATAGGCAGTATTGGCGGATTCAAAATAAAAGCCAGCCTGTACAAAGTTGACGCCTTTTCAGAAGCAACACCAATGTACCAGCTGGTCAAGAATTATTCTTATCATACGCAGACCAGTTCTATAGCAGGTATTGAAAACTGCTTAGCTAAAAATCCTGAAAAGGAACTGAAACAGCTTACTAACGAGCGGAACCGTCTCAACATGTTGCTGGAAGAAGCAAAGGAAATAGCTGCGCAGAAAAATCCATATACTGAAAAGCTGGCAGAACTCAATCAAAAGCTGAAGGATATTAACCGGCAGATTGAAACAGCAATGGTTGATAAGCATTACAGTGTCAGCGAAGATATCAGCACCAACAGGCTTAATGACGCATTGATTAAGCAGGAAGTACGGCAGGCGTTCCCGACAGGCAAGGTAATAGGCTATCAGCCTGATCAGTTGCAATTAAAACTACAGAATAACACGTATGTAACTGTACGAATCAGAGATAATATAAACCTGCCAGGAACAGAAGAAAACAAAGCCCGTAAAGCGCATGGTTTTGATGGTGAGGTTGCTATAACTGTAAACGGCTATACTAATATACTAGATTATAATGCTGTAATTGGTCTTGCCCGCAATGGCGATGATGGCACCATATATCATGAAGCCTTTCATGTAGCCTACAATATGGCACTCCTTGATGAAGAAAAGACTGCAATCGAGGAAGCGTTTGGGGATGAAGCAAGAAAAGCTGGTAAGGATGTAGAGGAATATGCGGCTGACCGTTATCGTGAATGGTTTATCAGCCGTCATAAAGATGAAAAAGCTAATTACAATACTATCTTTGAAAAGATTAAGGGAATGGCAAAAAGTTTGGCAGAGCTGTTAGAGCGCATTGTCAACGGCAATAGCGAGGTATCGAGAATATTCAGCGATATTGAAAGCGGAAAAATTTATGACCGCAGTATTGACAAAAGCCATCGTGAGATTGATAATGAAATTAAACAAAGGATAGCGGAGCTGGGCAATCGTATTAATGATAAGCAGGACTTCCTAGAGGTTCGTGAGCGTCTATTAGAAGATGTTAATCATGATGTACAACAGTTGTATATGGCGTATAAGCGTGCTGACAGTGCTGAACGTAAGCGCAAGTTGTATGATAATTTGAAGGAGGCAGTTTTAAATGGCGATAAGAGAAGAAAACGACTTACCAATGTATATGCGCAACACGTATTGGAAGAGACTCTCAGAAGCGAAAACCGTCTCGGAGAAAAAAGCCGCTTGGCGGAAAGCTTGTCCGAACTTAAACGAGGACGATATAGACTTTATAATGAGCATGGAGACCAACTCATAATCCCAGGCGAATATCACGATACGTGGAACGCACCGGAGATACAGCGCATAATAAAAGACAATCCATTGGTTGATAGTGAAGGCAATTTCAAGGAAGATACTGCCAATAAAGGCAAACTGATAGTTCGCTACAGTGCAAAAGATAATAACGAATCAAGCCGTTCTGACAAGGACGGCTTTTCTAGTACGCAAAAATACTCCATCAGTGAAATGCAGACGGAGACGGAACCGGCGGGTTCGCTGAACCGCATTAAAAAGTCAATGAGCGAGCTGGGTAAAATTGCCACCGAAAAGAACGTTGAAATTCGCAAGAAAAAGGAGCGTGATATTGACAACTTGAATATGCTCGATATGTGGGTTAAGACGGTAAGACAGGTTTCAAAGAAGAATAATGCTGTCAAGTATTTCTATAATTTAGCCCGCAAGGCATACGATGAGCAGGAAAAACTCAGGGCGCATTATGGCGAGGCTATGAAACGGTTTAACCAGTATACCAAAGATAAGAAGGATTTGGACGATGCATCACAGGCGCTGCTGCAAGGTGATATGGAAGGCAAGGAATACAAAGTTAAGGATTTGAAGGAAATGGGACTTTCCGATAATGCAATTCGTGCCTATAAGCTGGTTCGGCTGCGTCTTGGCAGTGCCTATAAGCTGATAAATGATGCTCGGATGCAGGTGATAGAGCGCAATAAGATTCTTCATAGCAGCCAGCTGGATGATTTCAAAAAGGCACATTTCCTTAAGGACAGCGATATTCTTAGTATAATTAATAAAGGCAATGGCAAAATACTGGTAACATATCGCGGCGCTAAAATTTATGAGCATACGGGTGAGATGGTATCGCCTGAGGCCTTAAGTAAATTAAAGGCAGATAAGGATGTTTGCGTTATAGATTTTGAACCCGTGACGGATGATTTAGGTACTACTTTATGGCGGGTTGATTATACAGAACGGCCCAAGCCTTTAACTAAATTAACTGGCTATGTACCGCATTTTTTTCATAAATTCATGGTTTATCAAAAATATACTAATGAAGATGGAGAAGAAATACTTGTAACTCGTGGCAGTGGCAGAAGTTTAAAAGAGGCTGCTAAACTTGCTAATGGTTATGCAAAGGAAAATCCAGATTCTGAATATGTTATTAGAGCACAAGGCTTTGAATATGATGAGGAATACAACAACGTCGTAGTTGGGGACCGTGATTTTGCTAGAATGACTAGCCAGATACATAAGAATACGGATATGTCACTCAATGAAGCAAGAAAGTTCCTGCGTGAATCAGCTGGCGCAAAAATAAAGGGACGGCATCGTTTCTTTGGTAATATGAAAAAACGCAAAGGCGCCGAGGGGTTTGAAAAAGATGTGCCGTGGCTGCTGGAGCATTACTTCAATGCATCCTCACGTTATGTAGCAATGGAACATTGGAAACCGCAGGCAATATCTACCTATGAGCGCTGGTTTGGTGATTTCAATGCTGAGCCTAAGACAGATATAGCACGGTATATCAAGAACCATATCAACGATATGAACGGTGTTCCGAGCCGGTTTGAGAAACTTTTAAATAAGTCATTAGAGAAAACAGCACTAGGACAACGGCTGAGCGATTATTATAATGGCAGACCAGCACTAGCATTATCCAGTAATTTCAGTTCTTTCATAGCAGTAGTTAAACTTGGTTTAGGTAACTTTGCATCAGCAGCAATTAACTTCATGCAGTTTGTAAATATTGGTACAAAGCTGAATAGTTACAAATGGGCAATGGAGGGACTTAAGCGGGCACTCAAGCCAAATAAGCTAGACCGGCGCATACTGAAGAATAGCGGTGTTATGAATGAAATAACATTAGCTGATAACAGTGGCGGCTATTCCCATAACCGTGATTCAGGCAGAGTGCGTAATGTTTTAGGTAATATAAAACGTGCTGCCAATAAAACCATGCTGCCGTTTACTATGGCTGATTCATTAATGCGTAAAGCTGCTATCCTAGGAGCATACTATCAGGGTGTAACTGAAAAGGGAATGAAACCTGAACCAGGCAAGACCATTTCTAAAAAAGCTATGCAATATGCCAAGGAAGTAAACTTTGATGCTAACTTTGATTATTCAAATGTAGCAACTCCGGGCGTAATGAGAGCGGGATCGGTATTAACCCAGCAAATGTTCCAGTTCCAAAAGTACCCGATTATGCAGCTTGAATTTATGTGGAACAATGTTGTTCATGCTGAAAACAATGCGCAGCGGGCAAGATTCCTTGTTCCTTATATGCTGCTGGCCGGTGCGGCCGGAGCGCTGCCATTTGGCGATTTGCTAAATGAATTCTTCTCATTCCTGTTTGGTATTTATACCGGTAAAGATGAAAATCTTGCTGATGAGTGCAAGGCAGCTATGATGAAATGGGCAGGCAACGACCCGGCAAGCAAGAAACTTGTTGAAACGGTTATCTATGGAATACCGGCATTAGCTGGCATTGATATTTCAGGTCGTGTCGGGATGTCAGGTGCGTTCAGCGGGAAATATTATGGCACGGCGCCGTCATCGGCAGCAGGAGCTATTGCCAATGCTTTAGGCGGTCCGGTTCTGGGCACAGCATTTAATACTATTGACCAGCTGCATAATGGAAATCCAGCAGAAGCAATCAAGGCAATATCACCAGCATTGGGCAATATGATTCAGGCCTGGGTTAACGGTGCAAGCTATGGTACGCATCACCGCGTTAATAGCGTATATGAAGATGGTTTTGCTAAAGTCATTCATGGGCTGGGTTTCCGCAGCACTGATGAATCTAATACATCCTTCATTAACAGCTACCTTTATGATATGCGCAGCCGTTATGGTGATGAAAAGAAGGATGCTATGGATGCATACCGTAAGGATAAGACAGCTGAGAATAAGCGGGCTATGCAGGATTTAGGCATAACTGATAAGCAGTTCAAGCGGTATGAAAGCGATTCTAATAAGAGCGCTCAGGAGCGTGCTCAAAAAGAGTGGCATACAAAGAAAAAACCAACAGCTAAGGAAGCACAGCTGCTACATGATGCGAAAGCGCTGAAAGATTTTGTGCAGTAAATAGAACGGAGGAAATATGAAATATATACATCCACTAATTGAAAAAGATTAGAATGTAAGCTATAATATAGCTAACAGAAGATGAAGAATTAATAAATAAATTTGGATGGGGCGTGCTCTATCTATAAACAACAGAATAACAGCCAACTTATCAAAGTAAAGATAGGTTGGCTTTTTTAGTGGAGAAAATCATGAAGTATAGAAAATACATTCATCCGCCATGATAGTGTTGATGTAAGGAAAACGGGAAATAACTGGTACAGAAGAATAATGGAGGGAGCAATTAAAAATGGCATTTAAAGTAATAAAACGGTGCATCAGATGCAGGAAACCGCTACGTGAGGATGGTACATGTCAGAATAAACAATGCGTAAGATACACGGAGCCTAAAGAAGAAAAAGAAAAACCAACTGATAATGAGTAGGTGACACTATGAGCTTGAGTGAGTGGCTAACTATAGCAGTACAAATGACGGCTATTATGTCGGTTATCGGTGGTGTTATAAGCTACATCTTTTTACAGCCGTTAAACCGGGCTATTAAAAACTTGCAACTGCTTATAACGAATACACAGGAGCAGCAGCGGTTAATCGATTTAAGGCTGGTACGGGTTGAGGAAAGCACTAAATCCGCACATCATAGAATTGATGGTATCGAAGATGTTTTACATCACGGCAAATGGGGGTAGTTCTATGAAAGATATACTGACAAAAGATAATATATGTGTATTTTTTCTTGGCATGTCGCTTTTAGCTTGCATAGTAAGTGGCTACAGTGAAAACGTAGCTTGTACGATCGGCGGCTCACTTGGTGGAGCTATAGCGATAAAAGCAATCGGAGGAGGCGTTGTAAAATGAAAGTGATTGATATATCCGCATGGCAGACTGAAATTGACTGGCAGGGGCTAGTTGATAGCGGTGTAGAGGGCGTTATATTAAAAATCGGGCAGGAAGATAACTTAGATGATATGTTCGTGGAGCATGTCAATCATGCAGTTGAATACGGTCTCAAGTATGGCGTCTATTACTACGCTAAAGCTTGCAGCTACGATGAAGCAGTAAGAGAAGCAGATATTGTAGCAAGCTGGCTGAAAGAATACTTGCGGGGCGAAACGCCTGAACTTGGTATTTGGTATGACGCAGAAAGCAACAAAATGCTGTTAAATGGTGATGATATAACCAGCGTATGCATGGCTTTTCTAAATCGTCTCACCGACTATGGACACCAGTATCAAGGCATTTATTCATCTTGGAACTGGCTTAGCAAAGAAGGAGCACATCATATTCATATTGATGATTTGCCTGAATATGTTCCTATATGGGTGGCGCAATATAGCAGTCATTGCGACTTAAAAGACGAATATCCTGACAGGGTAAGAATTTGGCAGTATACTGACAGTCTGTACGGAATGAGCCTTGACGGGAACATTTACTACGATGACTAACTATTTATTAATTTTCTAGGCTTGCTTAGCAAGCAGAAAGCGAGGTTTATTATGAATTTTGGAGAAGCTATTATTGCAGTGCAGAAGGGTAATAAAATTAAACGTAATGGATGGAACGGTAAAAATCAGTATGTAGAGTTAGCTACATGCATAAGCTATAAAAATACAAAAGGTGAAATTGTAAATTGCAATCATGACGCCATCGGCAATAAAGCACTTGCTTTTGTCGGAACTAGTGGAGTGCAAATCGGCTGGTTAGCTTCACAGTCGGACATGCTGGCTACTGATTGGGAAATTGTTGATTAAAGAAAGCGAGGTTTATTATGAGCAAGTGGACAGAAGTTAGAGACAACATCGTAGAAGCATTGCATGTAGACGATGTGACAGAGCAAGTAAAGCAGAACGTGACAAATGCTATCTTGACGGAGGTTGTGCCGATGGTCGAAAATGCCGTTGATAGCTTTGTAGCTACCACTAAAGAACAGGCTAAAACCGAAACGGGCTGGTGCAAAGTGCGGGACGGTGTAGCATTACCACTCATCATGCAGGGACTTGTATATGCCGTCAAAACGGTGCTTGCTAAAACGACAGGAGCCACGGCATGAGTGAAAAGAAACTTAGTACCGATAAAATGCTGACGGTATTTAGTATTGCGGTAGACGTGTACCGTGATACTATCCGCAAGTTGCAGTTAATGACAATAGCACTCTTGATGTTGTACGTCGTAACATTAGGCGTATTTTGTTTTCTCTTGTACCAAAAACCAGCGACACAGGCGTGTGTTTATGGTACGGCTATTCCTATCACGGCAACGGCTATGCATAAGCTGACAGGACATAAGACAGAGAAACGAGACGCCTATGTATGAGAACAGACGCAAGGCCAGAGATTGGCTGAACGATTCAACCAAAAGTGACTTTTTTCAAATGCTGGAAAAAATAAAGTTGTCTGATTCAGATATGCGTATACTAGACAGCAAGTTTATTCATGGCAAAAGCAATTTGCAAATTGCGGAATATGAAAATTGCTCGATAGAAACTGTTAACAGGACTATTAAAAAAGTATACGAAAAAGTGGCTAGGCTATTGCAATAGCAAGTTTTCTTTGCTAGTATATAGTTATTCCTTTTGGAGATTGATGTGCAATGAACCCCGTAAGTTTAGACATTACCAAAGTTTGGCAGTGTGTAAACTTGCGGGGTTTGTTGTATTTATAGGGGGTATTTAGTTAGCATTTTTTAGGAATAGTTATTTCCAAAGGAGCACAGAAGCAATTGCCATTTTTGTCAGACAAGTCAACCGTAGTAGAGCATGTTGTTTTTCCATCACTTTCTGTGATTTTCAATTGCGACATGCTACGTATTATATTGATTCCATCTGCGTTGTAGCGGAAGGTTTCAATTTCTTTGCTGGAATATTGGCTTTTGTCGTGAAACCATTTGCCGTATTTGTCGATTTTCAGATTATACTTATTGGCAATCTTGCCTACCATGTTAGCGGATATACCTAGTATATTTCCTACCTCGGTTGCAGAATAGGTTTTCTCAGCAAGTGCAGGCAGTTCCAATACGTCTTTACCAGCTAAGGTATTAACGGCATAGGTTTTACAGACTTCTGCATAAGTACCAGTTGCGCCCTCGGCTAGTTCTTTCCAAAGCTTGGCTTGACGGGTACGGGCGTTTAGAAGCATTGATTTTGCCCTGTCCTGCTTTGATTCGTCTTGCTGGGTGGCAGCTTGCGTTTTGTATTCACCAGTCTTGCGGATGGCTGGCAAGACTTCCGATGTTACCCAACGTTTGAATTTCTTTGCGGTAGGTAACTTGCTGGAAAGTATAAGACTGTACAAACCTGATTCGTTTATAATCACGGCTTTACTCTTATAATTCGAACCAGTACCCTGAATTAGGGTAGTGGTTTTGTCCTCATCGTCAACGTGAGTTGCTATAGCGTTTTCGGGTTTTGCATAACCAAGTGCCATAGCTACATCTTTGCCAACGAACCAAGGCTCATTGTTAATAGTCAATGTGCGGATTTCTCCAAAATCTTTGTTTTCAAACTTTACCAAATTTTCCATAATAGAATATCCTCCATACATTGAAAAGAATATTCTCCCATGATAAAATAGATTTGAAAGAGATACTCTTTTCTTTTTATGCATAGTGCTATTTTCGCTTTGGCCGGGGAGAATAGCACTATTCTTTTAGTTCGGATTCCAACTTTTTAATTCCTTGTCTAATAGCTTCGTTGCGTCCGATACCTTTTTGCTTGCAATACTTATCTAAAATATGTTTGCAATGCTCATCGTATCTGACAGTTGCTTGGACTTTCAGCGGATTGTCGGTTGGACGTCCTATTTTTGAACCCATTATATTCACTCCTTTCAAGGCTCATAATGATATTATATAGTTTTGAACTCCAAAAATCAAGCAATATTTAACTTTATAAAAAAGCCATATTTTGCAAAGTTGTATTGTATGTAATAGGCTATGATTTTGACTATTCAGCATACAATCATGGTAGTTGACATTTTTATGACATTCTATTGACAGTTTTCAGCACTCTCTTTTTGCGATAATAATTGTAAAAGGAGGGTGCTTTTTATGTGGGGAATAAATCAGTACCAGCAAGTGCCACCAGCACCAAGACCAACACAATTCCGTGGTACTTGGGTGATGGCAAACAGTTATCAGGAAGCACAGGGAATACCCGTTCCAATGGACGGCACGCCTATTCTAGTTATGCTTAACGATGAGCAAAAGTTTTATTTAGTCTCAATGCAGAATGGGCAACGAATGATTTCAGCATTTAGCTTCAATGCATTGACAGTGCCTAATAATGAAACGGCGCAGAATGTGCCTAACAACGATTTAGAAGCACGGTTATCACGTATTGAAGAAATGATAGGGGGATTGCTCAATGAACCTAATAACAAAAATGTTGCAGCGACAACAGCCACAAAGCACAAACAGGCAGTCAATAATTGATATGGCTAATGGCATACGCAACGGTACGGTTAACGCTAAAGATGAATGTTTGCGTTTTCTCCATTCAATGAACAGGGAGCAGAAACGGCAAATACTCCCGATGTTTCGTTCTTTTGCCAAACGGCAGGGAATGAGTGACAACGATATTAATGCGTTCATGCAGGAAGTCAATGTTTGACTTCTGATGAGTATAGAAGGGGGATGTTTTTATGGACGAAGGATTCTTAGGCAATATCATTGCTGGGCTTATCGACAAAAACAATAATGGCGATGGCTTCATGAATGGTGGTTGCGGAATGTGGGTAGTATTCCTGTTCTTCATCATGGCTTTTTGGGGCGGTGGTTTTGGACGTGCTAACGCTGGCGCAACAACGGCAGGTCAGTTTGCTACTCAGCAAGACCTTGTAAACGGCTTCAATTTCAATCAGATTGACAACGGTATTCGTGGTATTCAGCAGGGTATTTGTTCTCTGGGCTATGATAATCTTGCTCAAAACGATAGCACTAAGACGTCTATCATGGAGCAGGCAAATAGTCTAGGACGGCAGACCGCTGACGCAATTTATCAGATGAAGGATTGTTGCTGCACGACTAACCGCAACATTGACAGTGTAAAATCAGAAGCGTACAAAAACACTTGTGAGATTACCACGGCTATTCATGCGGAAGGTGAAGCAACGAGGGCGCTCATCACGCAGAATCAAATGCAGGAATTGCGTGACAGACTGGCAGACCGTGATAGAGATTTGCAGACGGCAAACTTCCAGCTCTCGCAGCAAGTTCAGACTGCAAGCATTATCAATCGTCTCCAGCCGATGCCACGTCCGGCTTACACGGTGAACTCGCCGTATCAAGGCATTAACACCTGCGGATGCACGGTGTCCTAAAGAGCACATATCTGTGCCGAGTGAAGCAGATTGCCATCTTCGGCAGTCTGCTTTTTCTTTTTTGACATAATTATAAGAAAGGGAGAAGTAAAATGTTAGAAACTAATGTTCAGAATTTGGCAGTAACAGCTAATCAGTCTATTGCTTTTGGGGCAAACAGCTTACAGACAGGTTGCACGGTAACACATACGGCAGGGAGCACGGTGGTTAAATTGAATAAACCGGGCATATATGAAGTTGCTTTCAATGCTTACGGAATTACAACAGCAGCCGGAGCTTTTGGTGCGCAGCTTGTGGCAAATGGCATAGCAGACACTACCGCTGCTTCGTCTGCGACTACGAGTGCGGCCAGTGATACCGCGGCAATTTCTTTCACGAAGCTGATACGTGTTGCGCCTTCATGCGCTTGCGTCAACAATGCCAAGAGTTTGACCGTTGTCTACACTGGAAGTGCTGGTACTATTGACAATGCAAATCTTATTGTCACAAAGTTGAAATGAGGTGGGCGTTATGAGCGAGGTATTGGCGCAGGAAATACTGAATCACCAGCTGGAAGGGATAATGTTTCATGCGGGTATGCTTGATTTGTTTATATCGCTGGGATTAAAAAAGCTGGAACGTATACAGGAACACCAGCTCATTGATGAGATTAAGACACATGTCAAAACCAAAAGGGAAGTGTTTGGTTGCAAAGGCAAAATGATACAGGCTAAGGCTGGCGTTGCGCCCGATATTAGCATAAAACCGGCGGAGACAGAAGAAGAAAAAAAGTCTATAGCTAGGCAGACTGTCAGAAAATGGCGGGAGTGGGAGGTCAAAACGATTGCGGTATATGCGGACGCATGTAAAAAAGAACCTGCATGTAAGCTATGGCATAAGCTAAGACAGGGCGTTGAAAGAGAGATAAAACACATAGATAAGATAATGTGTTGGCTGGGGTAAAAGCGTACTAAAAGCGTACTAGCAAAATAATAGACCATTGTTTTTACGGTAAAATATGGATATAATGTAATGAAAATAACGCTATATAAATAGGAAAGAACATTGTTTCATTGAATTAGTATAACTGACAAAAAGCCGTCAACCCTTATTTATTAAGGGCTGGCGGTCTTTTTTTATTGCAAGCGTACTAAAAGCGTACTATTATAACGATTCAATAACAGATATTACTTTATCTTTTGTGCTTCTATACAGATGAGAATATACGCTTAATGTGGTTTGTACGTTTTTGTGTCCAAGCCTTTCAGCGATAGCAATAGCAGGTACACCAGCTTGAATTAGCATAGATGCATGTGAATGTCTAAAGTCATGCAAGCGTATTTTTTTTAAACCAGCTTTTTCAGCATGGCGGGCTAACAAACGTGCGATAGAAGCGTTTGTTGCGTGGAAAACATTTTTGCCAAGGTATTTAGTATGTCTCTTGTAATCATCAAGCATTAAGTTAATGAACGATGGTAATTTCACAATACGGTTGCTTTCCTTAGTTTTTGGCGATCGTAAATATACCTTGCCATGAATACGACTGACAGTTTTGTTAATGCGTATATCACTTTCGCTAACATCATTCCATGTGAGGGCTAGTATTTCACCAATTCTACAGCCTGTCCAAAACAACATATAAAAAATCATTATGTGTTCAGGCTTAGTAAGTGTTATTGCAAAACGCTGAAATTCTTCTAGCGTCCAAAATGCTTGATGGACTTCTCTTTTTCCGATAGAACCAGTTTTGGAAGCAGGGTTGCTTGGCAATCCATAATACCGCACGGCAAAGTTTAATATAGCAGACAAGTTGCGATATAGGCAGTAACAATAACTAGGGCTATATCCTTTAGATGTTATTTCATTCTGCCAATTGCGTATCGATGAAGGCAAAATATCATTAATGCGTAAATCTTGAAAATAGGGGAGTATGTGTGATTCTATGACAGAAAACTTTGATAGCATGGTGCTTTTTTTTAGATGACGTTGGCAATCGTCCTTATATAGTTCATATAAAGCGTTGAATGTCATTGTAGGATTACCAGATTCCTTTTCAATAAAGTTTCTTTCAAACGCTTGAGCTTCACGCTTGGTTGAAAACCCTTCTTTCTTTTTCCTCTTGCGCTTTCCTGTCCAGTCCTGATAATAGAATGAGCAGTACCATGTGTTACGTTTTTTGTTTTTGTATACTGGCATTAACAATCCTCCCTTAATGCTACTATAGCCTGATGTATTGCACCTAAAGTTGTTTCTTGCTGGGCATAGGCTAATTTATGACAGTCTTTGACATCTTGCCAATACAGACTTGTATCTTGCCTTAGACGCTCTGCTTGTATCATTTCTTCCCACCTGTCAGCTAATACCGTTAATGTGTCGATGAACGATGCTAAATACGTGTAGGCAGTAACCACCGATTCAATAACTTTTTTATCCATTAAGCCTAATTTGTCGGCATTGTGGCTGTATACTGTGTTATACTTATAAGAGATACGAACGGCCTTTATATCGTCACCATTCTTAGGCTCATCAGGTGATAGCTTAAATGATTCGTACAGATTAAGCACGGTTTGCAGTTCGACTGAAATTGCTAAACAAACTTTTTTGAGTTCAGATTTAGAATGTTTGTATTGGCGATAGCTAGCTATAACGTATCCTAATGACAAAGACAAAACAGTATTGAGAAAAGGTAAATAAATTTCCATATAGGGGGCAATATTATGAGTATCGAGGAATATATTATGTACGATGTTTTAGTGGTTTTGTTATCAGCAATATTTTTTTCTCGACAATAATATTGCATGTCACCGCCTTTCTGTCTTGGAGGTAATACTATGAATGTTGACACTTGGGAGGTTCTGCTTTATATTTCTGCTTATATTATCGTTTTTGCCGTTACCTCTCTGTTATGCGAAATATTTTTCTTGTACATAGATAAGCACTATAATTTAGACAAGTGGGTTGATAAGTTTTACAAAATGTTGTGAACGTGCCTTATATCCCCATACCTAAAGACAGGGGCTTTACGGCACACTTGGTAAATAAATTTTCCATGTGGAAAAAATCGAAGTAAGCATATAATCTAAAAGCCGTCATAAGACGGCTTTATTTTTTATCATAGTATGTACAAGCATGAACAGGCAGAAGACAATGAACGTGGCAACGAACCAGACAACCGCGCTGACGTATCGTTTCTCACGCCAAGCAAGTTTTGTTTTAGGCCACATTACACCGGCAACGACAGCGCCGAACAATCCCCAAAATACAACTGCTTCTATTAATCCCATAGTCAATCCTCTTCTTCCTCTTTCTTACCAAACAATGGCGGCAAGCTAAATGGATTTCCATCTGAACTGGCATCATTCAATTCTTTAAGAGTAAGCGCACCAATTAGAGACAGTACAAACATAGCCGACATAATAAAACGTGCTCGGGCAAGCCCCCATGATTCCGATATATCACGCAGGGCTAATAGTGTTTCCTTGAAGCTAATATCGACAACGGTAGTTATAAGCACGAATAGCAAAAATGCCAGAACGAATTTCTTTTCCTTGACAAACAAGCACACATACTTGATTCCGGCATAAAATATTCCGTATATCAAGTGAAGCATATATACCATACAAAATATCAGATAAAACGGTATAAGGACTATGATACTCATATTCATGCGCGTTTCATCACTAATGGGAAGTTTCATCTTGAATCAGTCCCTCCATATTCAGAAAGTTCAATCATCACGAGTTAAAATTTTCTGCGTAACTCAACGACCTTGCCTATTATCCTGACGGGCAACTTCTCGATATCCTCACAACTGTAAAAGTGGGGCGTGTACACGGCAACGTTATGACCGACCAGCGTTATGCCTGACGATGATTCCTTGACTTCCTTTACTGTCGCGTCTGAACCGTTCACCATGACAATAGCGATTTCACCGGATTCGACACGCGGCTGCTGACGCACAATTACGACGTCGCCATCATGCAATGTCGGTAGCATCGAATCTCCCTTGACTTGCAGAGCGAAGAACTTTCCCGTCTTTGCCATATCTTCTGGTATTTCCTCATAGTCGATAATATCCTCGATTGCTTCAATCGGAATACCGGCAATGACACGACCGAGAACAGGAATGCGGACGCCGTGAAGGTGAGACTTCTTATTGACGGAAACATTTTCACCTTTTGATTTAGCTAATAACTCATCAATACTTACATCCATTGCACGAGCAATACTGTCATACGTTTCAATAGATGGTGTGATGGGCTGACCGTTACGCGGATTCTTGTTATTTTCAAGCATTGATATGTAACCCTTGCTCAACCCAGATTTTTCGGCAAACTCCTGCATAGTTAAACCATGCTCTGCACGATACGAATGAACAATTTCGCCGAGCTTCATAAAAGCATCTCCTTTCAAGGTGTTTCACATTCGTTCATTCTTGTATTTTATTTTAATTTGGTCTCCACTGCAGCATTATTGCTTTTACCATCTTCTTACCGCAATATTCAATGTGACTTTTTAGATAAAATCGTTTACTAATCAAAGCCAGTACAAAAGTCGTTGTAAGTACAATCACCGATAATGTTGGTACATTTAAAAAATCGGTCGTTTTGACTAGGCTAGTTGCTGACTTAATGTGACTGTCCCACGTATATTCCGTATCCGCCGGTTCAGCAATGCTTACGATGGATGCAGAGCGATAGTCAGACAAGTCAGGGATATTCCGCAGCGTGAAGCCGGTCATTCCGACAAAGATGAGCGTGAAGATGAAGAAAGTCTTTAATGCTGTTTTATTTATATTTATAATTCGTTTTTTCAATTGGCATTGCTCCTTAGTCTGCAATGACTATACGGACAATTCTACCATCGATTATTATGTAGTAGACATTCTCCATGTGGCAACACCCCTTTATAATGTATTTTCAACTGCTAGTTAGCAGATT